TGATATTGCTTGCTTGCGTTCATATTCTGGTTGTTCTACAATGTGTCTTATCGCGCTTTTTGTTATTTCTTTCATATTTTAATTATATATTTGTAAAATTAATGAATTCATTTCTTCGTTCCATTCTTCTATCATTCTTTCAGTGTCCAATATTTTGTCACCTGTTTCTTGACAGAATGTATGACGGATTTTTATTTTTACATATCCACTCATAATTTATCGCTTTTAAAAGTTATACCACCTATTCTAATCCATAATAGCTCATTGAGATTTATGGTTCTATATCCATCATTTGCCATATCAAAAACAATCAAGTGACCACGTTCCTCAGGGCTGTATGACATACCTTTACCAGTAACGTATTTCTTGACGTTTCTTCTACAATTGATTGTCCTAATTGTGCCATCCTTCTTTTTGAACTTGGCACTAAAAATTTTACCATCTTCGGTAAGATTTTTTATTCGTGTAATTTGTCGTTTATTCATAGGCGCAAATATAATAAATGACATATTTCCAATGTTAACTTAATGTTAAGAAATTGTTAAATTTCAGATATGATTCGCAAGTTTGGACAAACCCTACTATGTTTAAGAGCCTACTGCGTTTAACGATAAAGCAACCCTACTGCGTTTAAGAAGAACCCCACTGCGTTTAACGAAGTGTGTAAGTTCCTTTTGAGAAATTGACAAGAGCATATTGAGCCGCATATCGTATTGCGTCAATGCAGTGATTCCATTTGTCTACAGGTTTTGTTTGTCCTCTTGTAGCCCACACATAATTGTTTAGTTCCTTTATAAGATCTGTAGAATCTGGATCAACAATTAGGTCAAAATCCTGTAGCAGAGCTATACCTGACAGTATAGATCCGCTTCTCTTGACTGTAGGTTTTATGTTTACACCTTTAAGTTTTATTTCTCTCAAAAGACGTGGTTCTGATGAATCTCCTACAATTAAATGTGGTCCAGCATATCTAATGTTGTTGTCTGCGATTTGTGTTGTGGATAGTGCAACTTTGCAATACATTACTTTTAAATATATTCTTTTGTTACCTTTGTCAATACTTAGTTTTACAAGCGTGGTTGGATCTACAGAAAAACCAAAGTCTTGTCCAAAGATTGTTTCATAATTGTCATTAAATTCACCTACTCTCCAATTAGTAAAAATAACACCTTCTTGTTTCTCCATCCAGCCACCAAGTATCTGGTGTCTGTATTTCTCAGGTCTTCTGCGTCTAATGTCTGCCAATTGATTTAAAAAAGATTTAGAAAGATTTTCTATGTTGTCAAGATATGTCGTATGTATATAAGTGATTTCTTTTTTCAAGCCATTATAACCTTCAGGTATTTCTCTGTTTGCAAAAAACCTACCCCAGATCCAGTGTTCTTTTGTTGTCGGGTTGAGTATAAGCATAACCCTATTGAGTTTATTTTTAACTCTTACGGACTGATCTATTTTATCAAACGTATCTTCATCGGTTAGTTCTTCGGCTTCATCCAAAACAAAGGTGGTTATTGCGTTTAATGATTTTAGAGCTGCTGTTTGGTTTCCTGAAGCGGTTCGTATTCCTTTAAATAATATAGAAGATCCTGTTTTAATATTTGTTATCTCATCTTTTGTGATCCTAAAGTCTTCTACCACCTCCATAAGCTCAAGCTTCTCGTTGAACTCAGGAATAATTGATGATGCGGCAGAAACCATAGTGTATCTTGTAAACAGAATTTTATGTCCTTTCTCATAAGTAAGCAACAAAAGAAAAACATTTATTGCAAAAGACTTGCCTGATCCACGACCACCTGTGATCAAAAAATATCTTGAGTTGTTACCAAAAGATTTATACTTATTGTTGAGTTTCGGTACTTTCATCTTCTGGTGTTATGTCAATAGGTTTTTCTTCTTCACTGCCAGGAAATATATTAACTATAGAAAAGTCTACGTTCTTTGCTTTGGTAAGCACGTCAGGGTTATCCGTTGCTTTGCCATACATATACTCAATAATCATCTTACGGTCATACTGAGAGTTGGAAGCTTTCTCTGCAACCATCTTCCAAAAGTCTGCTTCAGATCCATAAACATCTTTGATAGCTTTGGTTGCTAAGATTTTAGATCTATTTTTTTTTGCTTTGTTATAGCTAACTGGACTTGCAAGAGCTTTTCTAACCAAAGCATCTCCACGTTTTGCTCCGTTGTTTTTACGACCATCGGTCTTCTTCATATACTTTCTTTCACTCTTCATCACAATCACAATTACTCATATGCTACACTCTGTTTTTTTCATATATTTTTTCGTACAAAATCCATATGGCGTCAGACCACTCGTCTTTTTTATAGACGATTGTTCCTTGCTTTATTTGTCCTTTATATTCAATTTCAATTTTATATCCATCTTGTACAACTATTGGATAAATTTTATATCCTTTGTTCATACAATAACTTTGTGCAACCCTGTTTCTACGTGGTTGCAACAGTTTCGTAAGACGAGTAGATAGTCGCTTGGTTTTTCTTTTTCTCAAAGTTAAATGATTTAATTAACAAATCAATTCTCTCTTCTGCCAACTGGACCTGCGAATCTGTAAGCCTACTGAGTTTATTGATAAGATCTTCTAAACGAGAATCATATGCTTTTGATTTACACAATTGCACTTTTAGATTTATAAGTTCTTTCTTTAAATTTTCGCAACTCGTGTTCTCTTCTTCTATGTTTTTTATATTTGTAAAGACATCAACTGCTTTGTAAAACATATCTCTATTGTAGTCATCATTTATAATATCTCTTACAAAATATTTCTTGTGATGAAGCAAAGATGCGTGGTGCATTTTTAGAAACTTTGTTATTGCAGAAATTTTAGGTGTTACAAATGTTTGAGCAATCTTAAAAAATATGTGTCTTGCTATGACGTATTTTCTTTGCCTGGACTTGTTTCTAATTTTTACGTCAGTAATTTTATTTACTATATGCTCAAGATTCTCTAAAGTATATGTGTGGTTCATAATTTTTGGTTAAGTAGTTGGTAAATGAAATTAAGGTAGACCACTCACAAGCCAATAGTATGCCTTCACACTCGTCATAATCTTCAAGCTCTTCAAACAGATTCAGGCTATGATGTAGTTCTCCTAATGAAGCTCCGCCTATAATATCATTGGCGGCAAGTATAAAATACTCTTTTACAACATTATTTCTAAAAGCCAAATTGTTCAATGTATAGTCTAATGCACTGAGCAACCTTTGCCTCTCCCTGTTTAAAATCTTCATAACTTGCATCATAGGTTTTGACTTGTAGAGTTTTTTTATCTACAATAACAAATGTAAAATTTTTTTTATTAAAAATCTTACTGTATATATAAGCCTGTATATTATAACCGTAGTAATTAATATTTGTTTCCCACATATCAACGTCACTTGTGGTTTTTAGATCTACAATTCTATCTTGTGTAAGACAGTCTGCTTTTCCCCTGAACGGTAAACCTTTTATATAATCTATGCCAGGTGTTTCAAATGTACCTTTATCAAACAGCTTTTTTGCTGTTGGGTTTTTATACACGGCTTCTACTATTTCTTCTGCCCACTTTTTTTCTTTGGTGAGCATAATCTCTTTTTTAGAAAGCTCTGGATCTTCTACTGCTAATTTGTATTCTTTGTTTCTTCTTGTTGGTACATCAACAAAATGATAATACTCATCTAATTTTTCGTTTTCTAATAGAGTAACGTGAATGAGTCTTCCGTCTCTAAGTGGTTTTGAATTAGGATTTAAAGATGCTGGTTCTTTTGAATAACTATCGTCAAGTATTTTTTTACAAGAAGATGATGACAAACAGGCTTTGCTTAGATAACCATAGTAGAAGGAGTTGTCTTGCATATGATCCAAAAGATCATCTACAACCCAATCCGTTCCATCCAATAGTTTAATCTCTTTCACCTTCTTCTTTCTTGTATCTATTTTGTAATTTGGCGATTTCTTTCCTATAATGTTCTACAAGCAAATTGTTTCTGTTCTCATATGCTTCTCCAAGTCTATCTACTAAATAAGTGTAAGCTTTTAAAAATACCATCTTATTCATTGTTCTTCTGTTTTTCTAATTCTTTTTGTAAATGTGCCAAAGCTCTCCAAGCAACTTTTGCTGAGTGTCTTATGTTGTCATCATCAATTTTACCTGCTTCAAGCAAGTGTCGCATAAGTGCATCAAGCTCGTCACCAGACTTGCTTCTGTCCCAATGCAAAGGTTTGCCAGGATTGTGTTGGTCGTTTCCTGCGTAAGATACTTTTGCCAACTCTTTTATTGCATCAGGAAAATATTTTATAACACCTGAATATACAGGTATTTTTTTTCTATCTTCATTTTCTTCAAAGAACTCATCCATATAAAAGGGAAATGTGTCTGTTTGATTCCATTTCATAATTTATCTGCTTGATTGATGTGAATATACGCCACTTCTTTTTCTACTCTATTCCTAAAAAAGAACTTAGTAGTTGCTGGATTTCTATTGTTGACTTCCCAGTCTGCCTTAACAAGAAACAAATTAAATAGGAATACACCCAAAGGAGTGCTACATACATAATATGGAATGTCAAAATGAATTTTACAAGCTTGTATAATGGAGTCGTATTTTTTCTTCTCAATAAGTAATGTGTCATAATGTTTTGTTCTACATTTTAATTCTAACCTATGTCTTTGTTTTGGTGAGTAACAATCCCATCTACTCATTGGCTTTCTTGCTTTCACTAGGTCAGGATACCTATTATGTTTAAGAAGGTCAAATAAATGTTGTTCTTCACTTATAAGTCTCATACAAAGCTTTTATTGGTTTGTAAATGCTATTGATGAAACAAGAGCTACATCCTGTTGCTCTTTTCTTATCTCTAAAGACTCTATTGTAAATAAAAGTCATACGTCTTACTTCATCAGATCTTAACGTTTGTCTTTTATTATCAATAATGTTCTTTACAAATATATATTCTTTTTCTGAGAAACATTCAGGGGTATTGTAATTGAACTTTTTATTAAGTAGTTCTTTACGCTCATCGCAACCGCAATCTTCACCAGCTAAAAATTTTACTGCTTTTTTTATGCCAGTGGCTGTTGTTATTTTTTCTACTGTATCGCCAAGTCCTTTGGAAGACTTGTCGTACTTAGCCTTCCATTGTTTGTAGGCTTTTGTTCTTTTGTCTTTTGGTGGTTTCATATTTTATCATAATCTTGGTTAAAAAAATCTTCTATGTCTTCTTTAAATTTAGTCTGTAATTTTTTCTTATAGTTTTTACAGGAGTTAAATATACTTGTCAAAGATATGTTTGAATTTTCTGATATGTATCTTAGCGAATGGTTTGTATAATAGTATAACTTAAAAAGCTTTTGATCGTACCAATGCCAAGTAGCTACTTCTTTGTCAATCTTATCTAATATTTTTTTATAAGACGCTTCTAAGTTTTTTTTGTTTTCTTCTTCTTGTGGATCAATGTACAAGGATTTTGTGATCGCTGGGTTGTCAAAGAGATCCATCTCAGCATTACTATTGACTAAGTGTTTGTCTCTTTTTTTGTAGTCGTAAAATATATTTCTAAGTGTTATATAGATAAAGTATGGATTTACTTCTCCATTTTTCATTATCTTGTCAGGATCTGATATATATTTATTTAGTCTCAAATACATATCTTGTACCATATCTTTTGCTAAGTCTTGATCTCCGCTTATTGAAACAGCCATAGAAAGCCATTCGTTATTTCTTTTTCCTAGAATCTTCCACATAAAATATAAGGCTTATTCCTACAATCAAAAAAAGAAATTGCACTATGAAAACATCTACTTTTTCGTCATCCATTTCAAATTCTTCGTCTTTGGTATTAACGCCTACCATAAGACCATAAATTGGAAATACATTAAAAGCAAACATATCTTAATATATCAACTTCAAAGATATATTGTCTTTATGTGAGTAAAATTTTTTTAACATTCTGCACTCTACTATATTTTCATCTTTTTCAAAGACAATGCCTTCAAGTGCATCCATCAAAGCTTTGTTTAAATTATCAAGTAAATCTGGTCTTCCTGTTCTCGGTTGGGGCTCTTCTTTAAGCTTTTTACTAAAATTTGTTGGATATTTAAACGAGTAATGTAGGTACTCTATGCATATTGGAGTACCTGCTTTAATGATTTCAAAGTCTTTAGGAAGCTGTTGTAATGTTAATAAAATAATGTGTTTTTTATAATCAAGGATTCTTTTTGGAGTGTATTTGATTCCAGATTTTGCAATACGCATTGATTGATGTGCTATTGGTTTTACATCAAAACTTAGTGTCAATTCTGAGTATGTCATCTATTTTATCTATTATGTGTGGTAAACCAAGAAAGTCTACTTCAAAGCTGAAGTTCTCAAAAGGATAAGACCTACTGCGTTTACATATAACGTCTACTAAATCTTGACTATCTTCTCTTACTGTAAGTTGTATTTGTGTTTCTGTTTTCTTTTCTAAAAATGAGCCTAAATGTCCTGTGGGTTTGTCACTATTAAAGTTGCTATGAATAACTACCATTATGTGTATGTTGTATTCTTCAGTCCATCTCATTATGTCTTGTACTATTGCAGAAGATTCTTTGATGTCATTGACATCTAAAACCAAATCAGCTATACCGTCTATTATTACAAATCCTATTTCATCCTGGTATTTTTCTAAATACCAATCAATAAATTTAGTTCGCATTGGTGCAGACAAAGTTCTAAGTGCAAAAGTGTCATAATCATCTAAATTTACTTGATAGTTGTCATTTGTTTTTGCTAAATCAATTACTCTTTTAAATACTTTTTGTGCGTGAAATGTGCCTTGTTCTGTATCAAAATGAACAAGCTTTTTATTGTTTCTATGTCCTAAAATGTCACCTGTATTTTTTGTTGTATCTGCTAGATAAGCACTAGCAATCATAGATATAAAAAATGTTTTTTTACTTTTTGGCGGTGCTTGGACAAAGCTAAAGTTTCCGTATGTGCCTAATGGTGTATGGTATTCTGCGTCTTTTGTTTTATATGCTCCGTAGCTAATTGCTACTGGTGGATATTCTACTTCTTCGTTTGGATCAACAAATAATTTTTCTCTAAGTTCTTCGTATTTTTCGTCTAATGTCATATTAAATTTAAGGTAAAAAAAGGCGGGATTTTACACCCGCCTTCTAAACAAACAATTGAAACAAAAAACACTAAAACTCGAGTTCCGAAGTTACTTCTGGTTCGAGATTAGATTTTATATCTTGTGACGTTTTAATCACATTATCGGTCCAGACAACTTTGCCATTACCGATAAATTTTTTGTCTAACTTACTTTCTCTTTCTTCTTTTGTTTGAGAATACCAAAGAGAAACGTTTTGGTCATAATCGTTGATACTATCTCTAACACCAACTGTTAGGTTCAGATATTGTCCTTTATATAATTTTGACTTATCTATTTTTTTTACGTCAATTGAGACGCTAAGTGTACTTGCCATATTATTGATTTATTAATTTAATTTTTGCCATATCTGATATAAAATACTTATCATTTACAGCTTTAATATCACCACCTTTGTCAAGATAATTTTTTACTTTATCAAACTCAGGGGTGTTTGGTTTAAGGATAGGTTTTTCTATGCTTAATTTTTTTCCGTGTTTATTTGTTGCATCTGCATCTTTTGTGTCGTCAATAAGGAACAAACCGTTAAGTGCGTATTTTCTGGCATACGATGAAGAAGAACCAAACGATTGAGAAATGTCCATTCCCTTTCTGTTGGTGTCAACTCCTGCTTGAGCAGTAACAGTTACTTGATGTTCGCTGCCGTCTGTAAGTGCGGCAGTCGCTTCAATGTAAGGTGTGTTGTTGTCTGCAAAAAACTGATCTGTAAGTGTAAGGACAAGACCTTCTTCTTTCAGCAAAGGCTTAACAGCTTCAAGTATGTCTTCACAACTTCTATAATTGTATTTACCAAAGTTGTTTCTTTGGTTTTTTGGTGCTTTCAATCTCCCTTGAATACTCACCAATTTTTCTATTAATTTATTTGGCATATCGCAAATATATATAAAAAAAATTATTTAGAACTTCCATAAACTTCAAGTTGTGCTATTTTTTGCTCTTGCTTGTTTATTTGGTTTTGTAAATAATTTACTTTTGCTCTCTGGTCTCTAAGCTTAATATGAAGTTGTGCAACATAAATTGCAAGGTCGCAATAGTCTAAAATAATTTCTTTGCTTGATTTTCTAATTACTGAAGCTACGTTTTCATATTTGTTTCTAAATTCTTGTTCATTCATAATATAATATTTAGTTCAAATATATAAAAATATATTAAATACAAATTTATTTGTATTTAATGTTATATTATATATAATATTATAATATAATACTTAATATTATTTTAATATTAAATATTATAAGTAAATGAAACGCTTTTCTAGCGTTTCATTCATTTGATAATGAAATATAGCATCTGTTTTTAAATCATCATTATCAACATATAAATATTTATGATGAATACCTATTCTTGTAAAACCAGCTTCTAACAATGCTGTAATTATTCTGTATCTTTTGTAAATATTTTTACATTGTATTACTGCTGCTCTACCAATAAGATGTGAAGAATTGCTAAGTTCATTACATCTATGAGCATAAGACGGTGATATATAACCTTTGAGTATTTTAAATTTTAGCTCCGCTAGATGTCTAGCCCTGTCAAGAGTATGTAAAAACTCACGATCCATATGTCTAAAACCTGAAGAGTGTGTTTGTGTATAAGGACAATCAAACTCTTCGTATGTAAAGTATTTTAGTTCATTCAAAACCTACTGTGTTTAAGAACCTACTATGTTTAAGAAGAAGTTTGATAGAAGGTAATACTAGCTAAAGATGTTTACGTCTCGCAGTGAAATTATTCTATCATAACTTCTTGTTCTTTTCCCAAGACCTTCCAACAAAATAAGCTCCGTAAACTGTAATGAGCAAAGATTGAAAGATCGGTATGTACTCTTCTTGTATTTGAAAACGACCAATATTGCCGTCAGTAAAGGACAGAAGACTAAATATTACCGTCAAATATACTAAAATCATTGGTCTTATGTTTTTTGACAAGAAAGAATCTGAGTTCATATCAGACTGCCATCTTGCAGTAACTTGGTCTTGTGCGTTTTTATCTGCTTGTTCAAGCAACTGCTGTAGCTTTTGCTTGGCTTCTAAGCGTTCTTCTTCACTTGTGTGAAGGTTGTCTATAACTTTTCCGACATCGTTTATTAAACCGCCTGTAATAAGGCTTATTAGCTTCTTCAT